AAGCATGCGGAGGCAGTAAAGGAAATGACACAACTGTATCAGTATCTGGGCTAGTCCCAAACTGGGATAGTCCCAGGTAAATTAAGCCTGCCCGCACTTTACGGCCTCGGACAATTCTTCGAGAACCCTAGAGCTAAAAGGGCCCGGAGCCCGTTTATACGGACAACTCCAATGATTTGGCAGGAAACCAACCCAAACTCATTGGAGTATTTATGTCCGTTAATATCACGACTGCTTTTACGAAGCAGTATTCAGACAACATCCTCTCTCTGGTTCAGCAGAGGGCATCCCGTTTGCGGAATGCCACTATGGTTGAAACCGGCAAGAGGGGAGAAGAGGTCTACATGGAGCGGATCGGTTCGGTAACCGCCCAGAAGGTGACCTCCCGACATGCGGATTCCCCGCAGATCGATACCCCGCATTCAAGGCGCAGAGTAACTCCGGTCTCCTATGACTGGGGCGATATGATCGATGATGTCGATCGCGTCAGAATGCTGATCGATCCCACATCGGTTTATGCTCAAAACGCAGCTAGTGCAATGGGAAGAGCGATCGATAACGAGATCCTCGATGCTCTCAGTGGAACAGCTTCCACGGGTGCAGACGGATCTGGATCTGCCTCTTTGTCGAACACCGTTGCAATTGGTTCAGCAACTTACGGCAACTCTACAGGTGACTGCGGTCTGACCATTTCCAAGCTTTTGGAAGCCCGTCAGAAGATCAATGCAGGTGAGGGTGACGATTATGATCTGGAAGGCAATCCGAACATTTTCGTTGCAGTGAATTCACTACAGCTTGCTCACCTCTTGAGTGACATCTCATTTGGTCACAAGCATGGTGGAACGATCACGATCACCAGTGGAGCCCCTGGAACTGCGATGGGTGCCGATATGGGTCAGGTTCGCCAGTTGGCATCCGGTGAGATCTCTGAGTTCATGGGAATGCGTTTCATCCGTACAGAACTTCTCAACACCGATTCTGCTGATGACCAGCTCGTCATGATGTGGCATCGCGAAGGGATGGGATTCTGTGTGTGGGATGATATTCGTGCCCGGATCACAGAACGTGCCGACAAGCGTTTCAGCACCTATGTTTATTTCTCGATGACAGTCGGATCCGTCCGTCTGCAGGAAGAGAAAGTCTGTTCGATTGCTTGTCACCCAGCGTAACCAGTAACCCCTGGCAGCTGCTCTTGGTGAGTGGCTGCCTTTTTATCAACGCCAGCTGAATGGAGTAAGTTATGGCCGAAGTAAATTTAGTAGGAACAAAGACCACCGATCTGGTGGCAACAAAGCAGACCTTTGTGGACTCCCGTTATCATTATGGTCGGGTCCGTTGCACATTCGACTCTGTTGAAACCAACAATGACGATAGCATCAATTCGACATATCACCTGGCAAGACTGCCATCGAATGCAGTCATTCTGCCGAGTTCCACTCTTTATTGGGACAACATCGGTGCCTCTGGTGCCACTGCGGATGTTGGTGTCTATGCAGTAGACGGCAACCTTGCGAATGCAGATGATCCGAATGGTCTTCTTGACGGTGTCTCGGTAGCAACTGCAAGTTCTAATTCTCTTCTTGAGGATTTTGCATCAGGTCAGACGGCCCTCTGGGACTATGTGGCATCTGAGTCATCTGATCCAGGCGGTCTTCTGGATGTCAAGGTTAAACTTCAGGATGCCGTAACGGATGCTGTTGGAAGCATCTCTCTGGAAATTTTCTACACTGTAGATTAATGACCAGTGTCGTAGAGATCTGCAACATCGGTCTCACCAACCTTGGGGATCAGAAGATCTCCAGTTTGAGCGACAACAACGAACGGGCACGGCTTTGCAATCTTCGTTTCAACGATGTGCGTGATTCCGTGCTCCGTGCTCACCCCTGGTCGTGTGCAGTTACCAGGGTCAAGCTTGCAAGGTCATCGACCAATCCGGTTTGGGAGTTCTCGTATCGGTATGCGCTTCCCAGCGACTGTTTGAGGCTCATTGATCTCTATGACTGGGACAAGGAGCACCACGTCGAGAACGGGTTTATCGTTACCGATGCAGAGCAAGCCTGGATCAAGTACGTCAAGAGGATCGAGGATCCCAACGAGTTTGATTCCCTGTTGATTCAGGCAATCGGCCTCAGACTGGCATCCGAGATTGCGGAGGCTCTCACAGGCCGTCCGGAACTGAGGGACAATATGTTTGCAAGGTACAATCAGACGCTGTCTGAAGCCAGAAGCGTGGACAGTGCTGAGAAAGCCTATGTAAACACGATCTATGCAGATATTTTCATTGAAGCGAGGAGGTAATGCCTCGGATTCAGGCAGTCCAGACCTCTTTTGCAGATGGACAGATATCTCCGAGGATGCAGGGATATGTCGATCTGCCTTCCTACAAGAGTTCTCTCAAGGTTTGTGAGAACTACATCCCTCTTCCTCAAGGATCGGTAACCCGCAGACCTGGGACTTTCTTCGTTTCAAAGACGAAGGACAATGCAGATGTCCGTCTGGTTCCGTTCAACTTCGGCCAGGGTGAAAGCTATGTGCTGGAGTTCGGGAATCTCTATGTCCGCTTCTACCGGACTGACAACATCCTGACCGCTGCACTTCCTGCAAACGGTGACATCTCTTCGGTCAACACTTCAACTCAGACAATCACTCTTTCAGGCACTGGTCATGGACTTTCAGTTGGTGACGATGTCTACCTGACTCTTGGAGCAGGAGCAGCAGCTCCCGGAGGTCTGATCACCGGCCAGAGGTACTTTATTCATTACGTCTCTGGTGCAGCCATCCGTTTATCTCTTGCAGACAATGTTCTTGGAACTGCACTGAATCTCACTTCTGCAGGATCGGGCACAAGGACGTTTGTCGAGCCTTATCAGGAACTGACTACCTATACGACTTCGGACCTGGATGATCTCTTTTTCACTCAGTCTGCGGATGTGCTTTTCATCTCCCATCCTGATTTTGCACCAAGGGAGCTGAAGAGAACGGCAGATACCAACTGGGTTTTATCCACACTCACACTCAAGGATGGGCCTTACAAGCCTGTGAACACCGAGACCACAACGGTGACGGTTTCGAGGAACTCGGTTGATGCAGAAATCAAGACTTTAGTGGATGCAGATGTAAATGTTTCTACAAACAGAATCTCGGTAGTCAATCATGGTCTGGTTGATGGTCAGACAGTTAAATTTACTGGCAGTGATCTTCCTGCTTATGGAAGTGGTTCTGACACATTCGGAACTGAATCTGAATATTTTGTTGTTAATGCAACTCTTGATGATTTCAAGATGGCAACCACTTATGGAGGGACAGCTTTAACTATAACGGATGTAGGGACTGGAACCCGTAAGATCTTCTATAAGGACTATGGGTTCGAGCTGATTGGAGAGATCTCCGGAGCAAATGCAGACTATACCGATCATTCCTTCACTATGGTCGCTCATCCTCTCGTCAATGGGCAGCAGATCTTCTATCGCGGAGGTGAGGGTGAACAGACTGCAACTTTTGTGAATGGGGATGTTGATGCAAGTGCCGACACTATCACGATCAATGGACATGAGCTTGAGAACGGAAATGTTGTTAAGTTGACAACGACTAATACTCTGCCGACAGGATTGTCAACTTCGGCAACTTATTATGTGGTTGATAAGGCAGCCAATACGATCAAGCTTTCTCTTACGAAAGGAGGTGAACCTGTTGATATTACTGGTGTAACATCTACTGGGCCACCCACACACACAATTTCCTTTAGCGGGATCCAGAGCCTGACTGCAGGGACTCTTTATTATGTGGTTGCTGCAACAACGAACACTTTTAAGCTTTCCACTGACAAGACTGGAGATCCGGTTGAGTGGATCGGTTCTGTTTCAAAGGACATCAAGTTCTTCAAGAAGTTCATTCCAAAGAACTCGAAGGTGACTCTGACTTTCAGTTCCACGACCGGGATCAACGATGATGTTGGTTTCTCTGCAAGCAGCGGAAATTCCGATGTAGGCAGGATCATCAGGATCAACAGTGAGATAGCACCTCAGATCATGTGGGGCTATGCAACAGTGGATTCGGTGACAAGCACGACCGTAGTTGTCTGCACGGTCAACGAGCACCTGGCCTATGACGGCTCCTCGACTGAGTGGGCACTTGGATCCTTCTCCGAGTCTTCAGGTTTTCCGAGATGCGTTCAGATCTTCCAGCAGCGTCTTGTTTTCGCAGGAACTCTCGATGAGCCTCAGACCGTGCATTTCTCCAAATCAGGAGACTTCGACAACTTTGCTTCCTCGGAGCCGCTTGGTGTCCAGACCGGCAAGTTCAACACATCCGGTGCAAGCATCATGGGAGAGCAGATCTACTCGGACAATGCGATCTCTCTCATGATTTCTTCAGATACTGTGGACAAGATCGAGTGGCTCCAGGAAGGACGAAGACTGACGATTGGAACCAGTGGTGGAGTTTTCCAGATGTTCGGCAACCGTGATGACACGACGGTCACACCATTTTCATTCAGTGTTGAGAAGATCTCGAACTGGGCAGCTCACACCAGTGCTTTGCCAGCTGCAATTGGAAACAACATGGTCTACGTTCAGAAGAACGGAAGGAAGATCAGGGAGCTTGTTTTCGACCGGGAACAGGAGCAATACGAGGCAAAGGACATAACTCTCCGGGCCGAGGACATCACCCAGTCCGGAATCAAGGAGATGTTCTTCCAGGATCAGCCTGCTTCGGTGCTCTGGGGAACAAGAACAGACGGCAAGCTCATCAGCTGCACCTACATTCTTGACCTCAACATGACCTCCTGGGCGATCCACTCGATCGGAGGATCTCAGACGGATGCAACCTACGGGAACCATTCCAAGGTTGAAAAGGTGTGTGTGATCCCAAGGGAGACCACGGATCGGGGATCCTTCGACCAGCTTTGGATGACGGTCAAGCGTGATGTTGATGAATACTTTACTCAATTCCCATACACAGCAATAACGGATGGGACTGACAAAATCACAATTAACAGTCATGACATGGCAAATGGTACGGCAGTTAAGATAACTACTGATGGGACCATGCCAACAAATCTGACTTCTGGGACCACATATTATGTTCGTGCCACTGATACGAATGATTTTGAATTAGCTGCTGCTTCTGGCGGTTCTAAAATAGAAATCACTCAGGGATCCGGCACACACACAATATATAAGGTTGATCAGACCCAGCGGTTTGTGGAGTTCATGGAGGTCTTCTATGACAACTCGATGGCTCAGTCGGTTGCCCACTATGTAGACTGCGGATCCTCTCTTTCCGGCAGTTCTCCGGTTTCCACGGTATCAGGGCTTGACTACATCGATGGAGAGACTGTGAGCATTCTGGGTGACGATGCCGTGCAGCCTGACAAGACGATTGTTGCAGGATCGATCACTCCCCAGTTTTCATTGACCACGGCAAGGATCGGACTTGCGTACAACAGCAGCATCCAGACTCTTCCCCTGGCGGTCGGCAATGTCGAGACCATGACCTCGATTGGAAACAAGAAGCGGATTCACAGGATCGTTGTAAAGATCCTCGACACCCTTGGACTCAAGTATGGTTTGGAATCCGATGATCTGACTGCAGAGATCTTCAGAAGGGCCGGAGATGCCATTGGTTCATCGTTATCCCTTTTCACTGGAGACCGGAATCTGGCAATGCCTGGCATCTTCGATACCGAGGGCAAGATTTATCTCAGGCAGGATCAGCCTTATCCATCGACAATCACAATGATTGCGATCGACTACGAAACGAACGAGTAATTATGGGAGTACCAGCAGCAGTACCTTGGGTTCTCCTTGCCCTGCAGGGGCTTGGCATGGTGAGACAGCATTATTCTCAGCAGCAGCAGTCTAAGTTTCAGGAAGAGCAGATGCGTAATCAGTCTGCTGCTCTGAAGAAGTTTGCAGGTCAGATGTATTCAATGCAGAACCAGCAAGCTCAGGGAGTTATGCAGACTGGTGAGAGATCGGCCCGTGCAATCGAGAATCAGGGTCAGTGGAAGTTGAGATACATGGAGGATGCCGGTAAGCGTCAGATTGGTGAGTATACTGCCAGGGTTGGTTCTTCCGGAGTGGTTATTGGTCAGGGATCGGCCCGTAGGGCGATTCTATACCAGGCCAGGGCAAATGGACTTGCTCAGAGGCTCCAGGCAGCGGAAACCAAACGAATGGCTGCAGAGACCCGTTATGGTGCGAATACACAGGCTTACTTCATGTCCAAATCGGCAAAGATCAACCGCGACAATTATCTGGTTTCAGCTGGAAACTGGTCTCAACAGGCTGATTTTATGGCTAGATCAAGACCAGCAATGGCAATGTCGAATTTTACGAGTGGCATGTCGAATATCATTAGGACTCAATCAATGTTGAAAGAAGATGCCGTCTGGGGATAGGCGCAGGAGAAATTAATGGCGAAATTACCGTTTCAGCAGTCTCAGTTCCTTCCAGGTACTCAGGTTGCTGATTTCCGCACTAGCGGGATCACTCCACCTCCCAGTCTTGATGGTGTAATTCAGGCTGGTTCCCAGTATTACCAGAGCCGGATGGAAGCTGGAAATCAGATGATGAATCTGGGATCGAGCATTGCTCAGGCGATCATGGTTGATCACCGTGAAGGGGAGCGGAAGAAGAAGATTGCTGAGAATGCTCTTGAGGACAGGGAGCTTTCCAGACTTGATGAGCAGCTTTTTACCCTGGAAAAAATTCATGCCAATGATCCTGCGGCTTTTGAGACAGCTGCTCGGGCCCTGGTAACCAGCCGAAGCGGTGGTGCCCGTCCGGATGTTGATGCCAAGGACAGGTATGGTTTAACTCTAAGGAGTTTCCGTGAAGAAGCGGAAGATAATGCAAGGTCTCAAGGTCTTAGTGAGGCTTTCATTACAAGGCTGGGTGCCCGTATGGAGACCAGTGCCAGATCATCCAGGCGTGGCATGTTTCGGACTTATTTAAATCAGGAGGAGCGTCAGCTTGCCCGGAAAAGGACGGCTGCTCAAGATAGTGCTTTAAACAGATTTGACCGTAAGCTTCTTTATTCCGAGATGGATATGGTTGAGCAGAAGCCTGAGGTTTTACCTCCTGAAAAAATTGAACGAATTGAAACGGCAATTGATGGAATCGTTGATGAGGTTGTCTCTGTATTGAATGGTTACTCGGGTGCCAGTTATCCAGATGATGAGTCTCTTAAACAAGCAAAAGTTGGTTTAAAGGCTATCTTGAAGAAAAAGCTTATCACCAAAGAGGGTACTTGGAACTTCATGGCGATCAATAACCGGCTAGAAAAGTTTAGAGGGAAGGAGACTAATGCTTATAAAAGGGTGCATAACAATCTTGTTCAGGATCTGGTTGAGATGCGGGTTCTTGAGACTTATGAGAAGAACCAGAATTACGAATATGACAGGGATGAAATCCGGGGGAATATTCTAACAGACGTAAATAGTGAAGCCTGGAAGATTTATCCTCGGAAGGAAGATAAGGATACTGGAAAAGATCTGAATGAACTGCCTCGTCAGAGATGGATAGATGAGGTGATGCCTAGTTTGGAAACGAAGTATTTGACTGAAAACGGTCAACTCCGTGTTGAAGCAGCTCGCGAAGCAATTGCTGCCAGGGACAAGGAAGAGGCAGAAGCAAAGAGAATCGCGAATTTAAATGATACCGAAACGATTAGTGAGGCTCAGAACAAGCTGAATGCTAGTGTCATTAAGATTAATTCTGATTTTATCGGTGAAGTTATTACGGATGAAGAAGCTGAGGAACTTGTTAGAAATCAGGTTGAGGGGATATTCAATGTACATAAGAAATTCATTGATAAGAGGGATTCCTCGAATGAAAAGGAAGCTAAAAAAGCTTTCAATAAGAAGCTAAGAAACCATCTGAATGCTATTGCAACTAGTGATTCTCTTAGCTGGGCCGGTGAATATGCCAGGATCAAGAAAGCGGAACGAAAGCAGAACGAGCTTCTTGAGAAGCAGGAGCGTGAAAAGTTCATTCTCAATCAGGTTGACCAGTCGGCAACGGACTACAAGGACCAGTATGTAAAACTTTACCTGGAACAGAAGGGAAGCCGCAAGGACTGGAGGGCGTTTGAAACAGCTCTTGAGGGTGTGGTTGACCAGATCGTCTTTGATCGTGCCGGTGATTTTCCTTTCATATTCGATAAGGAACTGGCATCCGCAATTCGTGAAGAACTTCGGGTGATTGTTATTAAGGATGCTTTCCGTGTTGCCGAACAGCAAACTGATGATGCTATAGAACTTGAGGCTAAAGAAGCCTCTCTGGCTTATGTTCACGGGAGGAAACAGGAAGGTGATAAACCGGCAATCAAGGGAATGCGTCAAATCATCAAGGATGCAGAAGAGAAGAATCGTCCCTTGAATGAAACCATGATCGAGGTTTACAACGAGCTTCAGAAGCTTGAAGGAAAGATCAATGGCGAGTTCACGAATGAGGAATCACGATACCGTTTTTTCAACAAGTCTCATGATTTAAATTTAACAAAGGAAGCACAGCTTGAGGGGCTTCGCGATCGTGTTTCAACGAGGCAGGATGGAAAGCTGAAGGCTGTTATTCAACAACAGATGAATGACATTGCCACTGGTCGGGATCTTGGACAGTTCAGTTCTCCTGCACGGAATTTCCGTGATCAAATGAATCTCCTGACAAATTATCAGGAAGCTGATTGGAGGATGTCTCATATTGCCGCGATGCTGGAGCCTCATGTTGGAGATACTGGTCTTTGGAGTCGTGTTGAGGCAATCAATTTGATTCAGAAATATGCCCACGATATTGATCATGCTGATGCGTTGCGTTCTATTGAAAACGATCCGATCCAGGCAGAGGTTGATCTCAGGGAGGTGAAGGAGGGTGATCCTGATGCGCTTTATCCTTCTTTGAATCCTAAAGAGCGTGAGGTGCTTCATATCCGGGCGAAGGAATCAGCAGATCGTTTTACTCAAGGCAGCAAGACTGAACTGATGAGCCGTTTTGACAGTCATCTGACAGCAGTTCTGACCGGAGATCCGAGAGTGATGGAGCAATATGGATTTACGGGCAGTGCATATGATCAGGCTAAGGCATGGATGGATCAGGTTATCTCGGGTGATGTTGGTCCAGGCAAGCTTTTCGAGGAATGGGAATCCGAGGAGATGAAGATAAAGCTCTTTTATGCTCAGGACTATGCCAATGCCACAAATGGAACGAGTAAGGATGAGGATTATGGCAAAGGCGTAACTTTAGAGAACAAGAGCCTGATTCAGCTTCAGTCGATTCTCCGGGACTTGGATCCCCAGACTTGGATGACGGAAGGCAGAGGTGCTGATGTGGCCGGTAAAAAAGAGGACCGGAGATTCATGGAAGGGGTTCACGGGAAGGTGGTTTCTGAGATTGGAAAGATAATCACTAAGCGTTCCGTTGATCCGGCTCATTATCCATCTCTGGAATATGCTGAGATGCTTAAGAAGCAGGGTCGTGAGATGACTCCTGCCGATATGTTCAGCCGTGAGCGGATCGAGTACCTTGAAGGCCGTCAGATGGAATATGGAGGGCCGATCAAGCTTCTGACGAACCAGGAGATCGAGTTTCTCGACAATCAATGGAAGCAGGGTGATGCAGGGCAACGTGCTGCAATGCTTCTGACGATGAAGCAATCCAGTGAAACCCAGACTCTCTTAGCTCGGGTATTTGACGATCTGGTTGAAGGAAGCTCACTCAAGTATTCGGATCAGTTCTATCTTGAGTATGCGGATCAGAGAGATGACCAGGGTAATGCATTGGGTGTTTTGAAGAGGGGACATACGGCTAGAAATATGAAGCCCAATGATATTGCATCTTCTTTGTCAACGCTGAAATTAGATGACGAAGATTTGAGTGGTGCTCTGGCTGACGATGAAGATTTATTGGATTTTCTTGAGAGGTTTAGAGGTGCAGAAGATTTAGATAAATTTGGTGATTGGTATGATTTTGTTGAGGCTTATGCAGTTACTTATGTAAATCAGGGAATGAAGGATCTTCCTGATGCAGTTGAGCTTGCTGTCCGTGATCTGTTCACGAACAAGTACCATGTCCACTCAGGTAATCCTTTTAATGAGAAGATTCAGGGCACTTCCCTTTGGATCGACAAGTCTTATATTCCGAATTATCCAGCTGAATGGAGGGATCCTCAGACGGGTGAGCGTGGGATGTTTGTTCCTGGTAGAGCATATGATCTCATTACAGAAGATGATATTTCAGATGCCATGATGAAGTTTCTCCGTGAGGAGGCTCCTGGAATTGTTGGAGATAAGCTTACTAAGTTCATGCTAGAGAAGAACATTCATTTTTTGAATTCTGATGACGGGCAGGGACTGGCTCTGCATTTTGTTAGCGCAGATGGCACCTCGAATCCTCCTGTGATGAACAGTGAAAACACGGAGAAAGTAGAGATCAGCTGGAAGAAGCTGTTTGATCTCATTCTGGACGCAAGGCAGCAAGCTGCTCCTCCGGAATACAAGGCTTGGGATTTTAGTTTTCTTCCTAAAATTACTCGCCATGAGCCTAAGACACCGGGGCCTTGGGTAAGATAATGTACTTCCGTAAACCACGAAGCTTCGATCCGCTGGCTTCCCAGCGTTATGCTGATCAATGGACTCCCGGTCTGGGAACCGTCATGTATCACGGGGCCAAAACTTCCTTCGAGACCTCGACTCTTGCTCTGGGATACAACCTCCTTAGAAACAGAATTGCAAAAAAGACTGGTGATGCGATGGACGAGAACACCTGGAGGGCTTCCAAGTGGTATCGCCCAGGTCTTGAATACGAAGAGGAGATGACGGAGGACTTTGCAAAGGTTCTTGCAGAGAGATATGACAACACGAAAGCCTCGAACCTTGTCTATGAGCGTACCGGAGCCCTTGGTGCAACCTTGTTCTGGGGATCCGCATTAGCCGGTGCTCTTCCTGATCCGATCAACATCATTCCATTCATGCGTTTTATTCCTGGCGGCAGTGCTTCCAGAACCCTTATGGCCCAGAATGCTCTAGGCCGTGTAGGAATAGGAGCAGTCGAAGGAGGTCTTGGTGCAGCAGCTCTTCAACCACTGCTTGCAGCGGAGCGTCTCAGTCATCAGGAGGAATATGACCGCAGGATGGGAGCAATTGATGTTCTTGTCGGAATAGGAGCGGGTACAGTCCTCTCAGGTGTGATGGAGGGAGGTCGCAGAAGCCTGGTGAAGTACAAGAGCAACTCCAAGGGTACTCTGAGCCCAACTACGACTTCAAGGGTTCAGAGGAACCTCAACCGTTTCTCTATTGAAACTCAAACCAGATACGCCCGTAAGGGCATCATGGCAGTTCAAGAGGGTAAGGTTGTTGATGTACTTGATAAAACCACTACAGATCAAACTCCCCCACACACACCACCTCCGGTGACAGTTGAGGGAGTTGGAACACTGAGAACCGATCTCGGGCCGATCGAAACGAAGTTTGAGTTCATTGAGGCAGATGATGTGGTGACCTCCCATCTCGATGAGGGAGACCGTCTTGAGGTCAATCCTAAGTATCCTCCCGAGCTTCAGCCGAGGGAGCGTGGAACGGTGGAATCACTCGCCCAGGTCAAGCAGATAGCAGGAGCCAAGTTTGATCCAAGAGTTCTGGTTCAGCCTGATACTACTGGAAAGGGGGGAGCCCCGGTTATCGGCCCTGACAATCTTGTTGAATCCGGCAATGGGAGAGTGATGGCTCTCAGAAGGATTCATGGTGATGCTAACGCGAAGACAGCAAGTTACCGTGATCTGATGAAGCATTGGGCTACCTACTATAAGCTTGATCCCAAACAGGTAGACGGGATGAAGAATCCGATTCTTGTTCGCAGAAGAACAACGGATCTGACTCCTGAAAGCAGGGTCCGGTTTACTCAGAGATCGAATGTCTCTGATGTTTCTGCGATGCGTGACTCGGAAACCGCGATGCAGGATGCAACACTCATCGAATCTGAGGATCTTGCTCTTCTTCAGGAAGGTGATGTCTTTCTTGAAAAGAATGCAGACTTTCGACAGACGATATTTAATAAGTTTCCCGAGGAACAGCGTCTTGCACTCACTAAAGATGGCGAAATATCAGATCCAGGTAAAAAAAGAATCCAGAATGCTCTCCTTGCAAAAGCTTACGGTGACAAGCGTATTATCGATAATCTTGTTGATTTTGGAAGTGGGGAGTACCAGAAAATCGCAAATTCACTCCACCATGTTTCCAACGTATGGGCATCAATGAGAGCCGATATTGATCGTGGGAACTTACATGCCAATTATGACCCAACACCTCATTTGGTGGAAGCGGTCTTCCAGGCTAGTGGTGCAAGGCGAAGCGGGATAGTTCTGAAAGATATGGTCAAGGAGATGTCTACTCAGCATTCCCTGGATCCTGAGTTTGATCTTCATGCCAACACAATGGTCTTCCTCGACTTCCTTGCAAACGCAACCAGTCAAAAAAAGATCGTAGCGGGTCTTTCCAGCTACGTTGATGCTCTCCGGGCTCTCGGCACTCCAAAGCAGGCCGGAATGTTTGATGTAGAGCTTCCTTCAATGGAGCAGCTGATCGATCAGTCCCTTGGAGCACACCGCACGGAGGCCAAGGTTGAGGCAAGGGTTCAGGAGGAGACCCCCAAGGGGCCCCCTGATGAAGCAAAGATCCGCGAGGAGGTAGAGGCAGAGCAGGTCAATGCCCGTGATGAGGAGATCGACTTCCGGGCAAGGGAAGAGGAGGTGTTTGAACCATCTGATGATTATATCCCTGACCGTGAACCAACGGATGCAGAGCTGAAGGCAGATGAAGAAACTATTGATGAGATGCTTGCACAGGAGTCTTTATCCAAGGAAGAGCTTGAGGAGATCATTCAACTGGAAAGAGAAACTGCTTACTATGACCAGATGGCTGATGCAGTAGATGAGGGCTCACCGATGATGGACTGCTTAATCCCAAAACTTTGAAATCCTATGGCTGAAATACCAAAGCTCTTTGATCCCTGCATCAAGGTCGGCATGTCCAAGTTCAACCTCACTGAGGAGGATGCCCGTGCGATCGTAGAACAGATGCGGAATGTTGCCAAGAGCATCAAAGGCGGTGATTTCCAGGTCCGTGTCAAGAAGATCATGAGGGCCGAATCAGCTCTTCAGAAGAAGTGGGTGAGGCAGAAGCGCATAGCTGAAAAGCTGAATAAGCTCAAGGACAAGGGGAATTTCGATCGGGTGCTTGAATCGTTTTCCTTCCGGGAAAATCTCAAGAAGACAAAAGCTGGCAGGAGCTTGTATAAAAGAATGCTCAAGATGATGGGCAAGAAGCCTGGTGAGGAGCTGACTCTCTCTGATGAGATGATTGCACGTTATACCGGATCAACAAGGCTTCGCCCTGGTGGTCAGGACTCGGCTGCATCTAGGATCCTTGGAGAGGAAAGAGCAGTGAAGGGGAGAATCTTTGCGATGATGCATAGGGATGCCGGTCTGACTGAGTCGGAGTTTCATGCCTGGATGCGTGATGATCAGAATCTGGAGGATACGATCACCGAAATGTTCGGCCCCAATGGAGAAGGATTCGATCTGGAAAATCCTACCCCTCACACACAAAACAAGGAAGCTCACATCTTTGCAAAGGCAAGGGTTATCGAGAAGAGACGCTTCGTGGATCTAATGAATGCTGAAGGTGCAATGATTGGCTGGCTGCCTAACCATGCTGTTACTCAGTACCACGATCCTCTGAAGGTTCAGCGAGTCGGCAAGACGCAGTGGATTCAGGATCAGCTGGAGCTGATCGGTGAGGGAGATGCATTCGATAGAACCTTCGGGCTCATGGATGAAACTCAAAGGCTTCAGTTCCTCGATGCAGCCTGGCATAACATTTCAGAAGGGAAGCGAACGAGTACTGACGAGGCTCCTGAGATCAAGGTTCCAGGAAGTCTGGCAAAGAGGCTCTCTCAGCATCGAAAGATCCACTATGGATCCTCTGAGGCATGGCTTGAGAACTTCAATAAGTATGGAGCAGCTGATCTTAGGGCTGCAATGTGGTCTGAGATGAGAAACCTGGCAAATGATTATGTGCTTCTCCATGAATTCGGAACCAACCCTGAACTCCAGCAGGAGAAGCTCTGGACGAAGCTAAGAGCCTGGTCGAGGAATCCTCCGGATGGAAAGCCAAGGGACTGGAATGATGATACAGTCAAGAATCATTGGATGTGGGTGAACCGGGATGCATACCATCTTGCCAACTCGACTGGATATGGACCTACCCTGGCAACGGCAACCCAGGTCTACCTCTCGATCCAGAACATGTCGAAGCTTGGAAGCTCCGTCTTTCCTTCCTTTTCAGATCTTTCAACGTCTGTCCAGACTTACCGTTATCACGGTGTTGATTACCTGGACGGGATCCGGGAGCACATGCAGGTATTTTTTCGGAAGCTTTCTCCTGATGAGCGCACCGAGGTGCTCTACCAGCTGGCTGAATTCAACGACATGATCATTGGCGGGTTTCATTCACGCTATGCCACTGGAGATCCAAAACCAGGACGGATTCAGGACATGGAGGATTTCTTCTTCAAGGTGAACGGGCTTTCCGGCTGGACTTACAACAACCGTGCAGCTGCCCAGTTTGTTCTCTCCGGAAACATAGCAAGGAATCTGGCAAAGTCTTTCGATCAGCTGGACCCGAATCTTCAGAGGGTTCTTAGGCAATACAACATCGATGAAGGTGACTGGATGGTCATGAGAGATGTGGGTGTGAAAACTATTGATGCAGAAGGAAACCTCCTCCCTGATGCTGCACCTTCGGAAAGCTTTGATCTCAATGCCAAGCAGTACTTCACTCCGGATCTCCTCGAACGTGCAGCCGATTCTCCCGAGATGGGACTTGCAGATAAAAGATCGATGCGTGACCTCGCAATGAAGCTCAGATCTTTTTTT